CCACCGCGAAAAAACTGCGCGGCTTCGCGTATATCGGCGCCTGGAACTGCGCAAACATCGTTGAGGCGATGAACTATCGCGATAACTTCGGCGACCGAGAAGCCATGCTGATTTGGCCTGACTTCATCAGCTGGGATACCAACCTGAACGCAGACGCGATCACCTGGGCAACCGCCCGCGCGCTGGGCTTGCGTGCCCTGGTCGATGAGCAGGTGGGTTGGCACGAATGCCTGTCTAACAAAACCGTCCAGGGCGTCACCGGCATTTCAAAAGATGTGTTCTGGGATCTGCAGGACCCGAACACTGACGCCGGGCTGTTAAACGGTAAGGACATCACCACGCTGATCCGCCGTGACGGGTTCCGCTTCTGGGGCGTGCGCACGCTCAGCGCTGATCCGCTGTTCCAGTTCGAGTGTTACACCCGAACCGCCCAGGTTCTGATGGATACCATGGCGGAAGCTCACTTCTGGGCGATGGATAAGGCGCTGACCCCTTCCCTCGCACGCGACATCGTTGAAGGTATCCGCGCGAAACTCCGCGAAATGACCAGCCAGGGCTACTTGCTGGGTGGTGATGCGTGGATCAGTGATGACCTGAACAGCAAGGACACGCTGAAAGCCGGGAAACTGTATATCGATTACGACTATACACCGGTACCGCCTCTGGAGAACCTGATGCTGCGCCAGCGTATCACCGACTCCTATCTGATGGACTTTACCAGCCAGGCTAACGGCTAAGGGGATTAAATGGCACTGCCACGCAAGGTTAAATACCTGAATATGTTCAACGCCGGGGACAACTACGTAGGGATCGTTGAATCCCTTACGTTCCCGAAGTTAACAGAGAAGTTTGAAAAATATCGCGGCGGCGGCATGCCGGGTGCCGTGGATATCAGCCTGGGCCTGGACGACGGCGCACTGGATACCGAGTTCACGTTAGGCGGTACCGAAGCACAGCTGTTTAAGCAGATGGGCACGCCAAATGTGGACGGCATCATGCTGCGCTTTGCGGAGTCTATCCAGCGTGATGACACCGGCGAAGTGCAGGCGGTCGAACTGGTCGTTCGTGGGCGCCACAAGGAAATTGATTCTGGTGAACATAAGCAGGGCGACAGCTCCACCACGAAAGTGTCCAGCACCAACAGCTATGCGAAGCTAACCATCAACGGCGAGGTGCTTTATGAAGTTGACCTCGTGAACATGGTCTGGATTGTCGATGGCAAAGACTTGCTGGAAGAGCACCGCCGCGCTATTGGCCTCTGATTATATGGCGCGGTGTTCCGCGCCGATTCAACGGACTAAGGAATGGAAATGAAAGACGAACAGCTGAACGAAAACGAAACCCCACGCACCGAAGCTACGATCACCCTAGATGCTCCCGTACTGCGTGGCACCACAAAGATTGAAACCGTCGTGGTCCGTAAGCCGAACTCCGGCGCATTACGTGGTACCCGCCTTCAGGCGCTGATGGATATGGATGTCGAGTCCATGATGACCGTGCTGCCTCGCGTCACCACTCCGGCCCTGACCCGTGCAGAGGTCATGCTGATGGAGCCGGGCGATCTGCTGCAACTGTCGATTGAGGTCGTGGGTTTTTTGCTGCCGAAGTCGGCTGTGTCGGGTTTCCAGCAGAGCTGACCGTTGATGACTTGGTGGCGGATATCGCCACCGTATTTCACTGGACGCCAGCCGCCACCGCTGACATGTCGCTGACAGAGCTGCTGGAATGGCGGCATAAAGCGATAATGCGCAGCGGAGCTACCAACGATGAATGACCGTAACCTGCGCCTGCAGGTGATAATGAGCGCAGTTGATAAGCTCACCCGCCCCTTTAAACAAGCGCGCGCCAGCACTCAGGAGCTGGCCAGCGCTGTCAAAAAATCCCGAGACGCCCTCAAACAAATCGACCAGACCAGCGGCAAGCTAGACGGGTTTCGCAAACTCCAGGCGGAAAACCAGAAGCTGGGCGACCGGCTCAACTATTCGCGTCAGCGTATGGCCATGCTCAGTACCGAACTGGGGCAGATGGGGCCGCCCACCCAGCGCCAGATCGTCGCACTCGAAAAACAGCGCCTGGCCGTTCAACGCCTGGAGGAAAGGCAAGGCCGCCTGCAATCACAGACTGCCCGGGTCAGGGCTGAACTCTACCGCGCCGGTATATCCGCAACGGATGGGGCCAGTGCCACCGCCCGCATTACCCGCGAAACCGAAAAGTACAACCGCCAGCTCGTAGAGCAGGAAGCCAGACTGAAACGTGCCGCCGAGCAGCAGCGCAGAATGAGCGCCGCCAAAGAGCAATATGGAAAGACGCTGGAGATCCGTGATCGGGCTGCGGGTGCTGGCGCGGCAATGACTGCCGCCGGGGTGGGTGCCGGTGCGCCGGTCGTCTCCGCCGTGAAAGATTACGCTGGCTTTGAAGACGCCATGAAAGGGGTTGCCAAGCAGGTAAACGGCCTGCGCGATGATAACGGCAACCGTACCGCCCGATTCTATGAGATGCAGCAGGCCATCAAGAACGCCTCCGAGCAGCTGCCGATGCAGAACGGCGCGGTGGATTATGCCGCCCTGGTTGAAGGTGGCGCTCGAATGGGGATCGGCGGTGACGCTAAGTCATGGGAGGAACAGAAAAAGCAGCTGCTGAACTTCGCTTCTGTTTCCGCAAAAGCGGCCACCGCGTTTGAGCTTCCGGCAGATGAACTGGCGGAGAACCTGGGTAAAATTGCCCAGCTTTACAAAGTGCCAATTAACAACATCGAGCAGCTCGGCGATGTCATCAACTACCTGGACGATAATGCCATGTCCAAGGGGGCTGAGATTATCGATGTGATGAAGCGTATGGGCGACACGGCAGATAAGCTGGATTATAAAAAGGCCGCCTCGCTGGGTTCTACCTTTCTCACGCTGGGTTCCGCGCCGGAAGTCGCAGCCAGCGCTGCAAAGGCTATGGTTCGGGAACTATCAATTGCCACAATTCAAAGTGACCGTTTCCAGGATGGTCTGGACAGGCTGAAGCTCGACCCAACAAAACTGCAAAAATCGATGGTGACCGACTCCATGGGTACCATCATGAAAGTATTGGAGCAAGTTCAAACTAAGATTCCAGAAGACCAACGTACATCCCTTTTGACGCAGCTCTTTGGCAAGGAATTTGGTGATGATGCCACGAAGCTGGCGCAGAACCTGCCGGAGCTTCGGCGGCAACTTGAACTGACCCAAGGGGCAGGCGCAAAGGGGTCAATGCAAAAAGAGTCCGACATCAATAAAGACTCACTATCGGCGCAATGGATGTTGATGAAAGCCGGAACGCAGAACGTGATGAGCGGTCTGGGGGAGACGCTTCGCGCACCTCTGCTGGATATCATGTACCGGATTCAGGATATCATGGGGGCTATCCGTCGCTGGGTTGAACGAAATCCGGTACTGACCGGCACGATCATGAAGCTGGTTGCAGGTATGGCGGCGCTGTCGGTCATGCTCGGGACGCTGCTGATCGGCTTCGCTGCAGTCATTGGGCCAATGGCCGCCGTCAGGTTTGGCCTGACAATGCTGGGTGTGAAAACCCTTCCCTCTGTGGCTGCTTCGGTATCGCGCACAGGCAGCGCACTGTCATGGCTCGCTGGGGCTCCACTCTCGTTATTACGCCGTGGTCTGGCGTCATCAGGCAGTGGTGCCGCGTTGCTGACTTCTCCGCTAAATTCGCTGCGTCGTTCAGTCGGACTGGCAGGGAATGCTTTTAGATCCGCAGCAGGCGTGCCGCTGGCCATGTTCCGCTCAGGGATATCTGGCATGCGCAACATTATCGGAGCGGTAATGAATCCAATGGCGCTGCTGCGGGGCGCATTATCTGCCGCCGGGAGCGTAGCGCGACTTTTGGTATCGGGGCCGCTCGCATTACTCCGCGCGGCGCTGTACGGGATTTCCGTTCTACTTGGTGCGCTTCTCAGCCCTGTCGGTTTGGTTGTAACGGCGCTGGCCTCAGTCGTCCTGGTGGTCTGGAAATACTGGCAGCCCATCACTGCCTTTTTGGGAGGCGTCGTTGACGGGTTCAAGGCGGCGGCCGGGCCGATAGCGTCGGCATTTGAACCGCTGCGCCCGGTGTTCGACTGGATCAGCAATACGGTTAAGTCGCTGTTCGGCTGGTTTACCGATTTACTAACGCCGGTCAAATCGACAAAAGAAGAACTGGCCAGTGCCGCCGAGATGGGTAAACGCTTCGGGCAGGCTCTGGCTGACGGGCTGGCTATGGTGATGAGCCCACTGGATTCTCTTAAATCTGGCGTGTCATGGCTACTGGAAAAGCTGGGATTAGTCAGTGAGAAAGCAGCAGCCGCCAAACTCCCAGAAGACGTTGCCAAAAACGCGCCAACCGTGACGAAACAGGGGGTGCAGTTACCACCCGGTGGGTTCCCGATGATGTATGGCGGTTACGCAGGGTATCCGGGATTTGCAGGGTTCCATGACAACGGTGGGTATATCCCGCGCGGTCAGTTTGGTGTCGTTGGAGAAAATGGCCCGGAAATTGTCAACGGCCCGGCGAATATCACCAGCCGCCGACAGACCGCAGCTCTGGCCGCTGCGACAGGAATGCTTCTCGGGTCGCTGGCTACGCCGGTAGTCGCCAGGCCGATGCACCCGCTGAGCCTGCCTCCAGATAACTACCGTAATGCCAACGTTGCGCCAGTTGCGGTGAATGGAGGTTCCCGTGCAGGTGACCGGTACGAGATAACTTTAGTCCAGGCACCAGGCCAAAGCGCTGAGGATTTGCTGGACGAATTAATGCGCCGACTTGATGCTCGCCAGCGTCAGGCCGCGTCGCGCCAGCGCAGTAGCTTTTACGATCAGGGGGATATCGATTCATGATGATGACGCTGGGGATGTTTGTTTTCACGCTGAAAACAGTTCCATATCAGGAGCTTCAATATCAGAAAGCATGGCGCCATGCGTCGAACAACCGGGTGGGGAAGCGCCCCACCCTCCAGTTCGTCGGGGCAGACACGGACACCATAACGTTGTCGGGTGTCCTGATGCCAGCCATTACCGGAGGCAATCTTTCCCTGCTGACGCTGGAAACAATGGCCGAAACCGGAAAAGGATGGCCGCTTATTGAGGGCAGCGGGACCATCTACGGTATGTTCGTGATCAGTGAACTCAACAGAACGAAAAGCGAGTTTTTCAGCGATGGAGCGCCAAGGAAAATTGAGTTCACTCTTACCCTGAAACGTGTGGATGAATCTCTTTCTGAAATGCTTGGCGACCTTTCGGGACAACTGGTACAGCTGAAAGATACGGTCATTAAGGCCGCCGGGGGGATCCTGTCGTGATAGATACCGGATTTGTAACAGGCAAAGCGGTCATCCCGGCGTTCAGGGTGACTATCGAAGAAAAGGATGTAACAGCTACCCTGGCGGAACGTTTGATATCCCTGACCCATACGGACAATCGCGGGTTTGAAGCAGACCAGGTTGATCTGGAGCTGGATGACGCTGACGGTAAACTGGAGCTACCTCGCCGGGGTGCGGTTATCTCGCTGGCTATTGGCTGGAAAGACCAGCCGCTGGTTGTAAAGGGAAAATTTACGGTCGATGAAATTGAGCATGCCGGCACGCCTGACAGACTGACAATTCGTGCGCGTAGCGCCGATTTCAGGGAGACGCTGAATATCAAGCGCGAACGGTCCTGGCATGACACGACGGTGGGAGCTGTGGTTCAGGAAATTGCCGCCAGGCATAAACTGGAGCACGCAATTGGTCAGGATATGCTTTCCCAAAAAATAGAGCATGAGGACCAGACCAATGAATCCGATGGTTCCTTCCTGATGCGACTGGCAAAACAGTTCGGGGCGATTGCTTCTGTCAAAAATGGCCTGCTGCTGTTCATCAGGCAGGGTCAGGGCAAAACCGCCAGTGGGAAAGCGCTGCCTGTTATGACGATTACCCGCTCAACTGGCGATCAGCACCGGTTCAGTCTGGCTGATCGTGGTGCTTATACGGGCGTGGTGGCGAACTGGTTAAACCTGCGTGAACCTAAGAAAAAGGAATTGGTCAAGGTTCGCCGCCGTAGGAAAAAAACCGCGACTAAACCAACCCAGGCTCCGGATCCAAAGCAGGGAGAATATTTAGTAGGTTCAGACGAAAACGTTCTGGTTCTTCGTCCTACATATGCAAACAAAGGTAATGCGCAGCGTGCAGCTAAATATCACTGGGAGAGGATACAGCGCGGCGCTGCCTCCTTTTCAATACAGCTGGCAATGGGCCGGGAGGAGTTGTTCCCGGAACTGCCGGTAAAAGTAAGCGGGTTCAAGCGACAGATTGATGATGCAGAGTGGATCATCACCACTGTCACCAATACCATCAGCGATAGCGGATTTACAACAGCGCTGGAACTCGAAGTAAAAATTGATGACTTTGAAGCTGAGTAGTTTAAAAAATTCGCATTCGAAGTTATCATAACTTGAAAATTTAAGACGGAGAGCCTGTTATGATGAATTGCCCGCTGTGTGGACATGCGGCCCACACCCGCAGTAGCTTTCAGGTTTCAGACAAAACGAAGGAACGCTACAACCAGTGCCAGAACATTGAGTGCGGGCACACATTCGTAACCCACGAGTCATTTGTGCGATCCATTACCATCCCGCAACGACAATGCGCAGCTCCACCGCACCCCACCGTTGGCGGGCAAACCCATATGAGTTTCTGAAAAGCACCCGCCAAAGCGGGTGTTTTTTTATGCCCGGTGGTCACTGTCCATATTTATCGTGGGCAATCCGTGGACATTGGAAATAAAAAAGGGGTTAGCATTACGCTAACCCCTTGTTTTCTAACACGCTTTGGATGCCGCGTTATTGCGAATCTTAGTTCAGACGCTCTTTAATACGAGCAGACTTACCAGTACGCTCACGCAGGTAGTACAGTTTAGCTTT